CTCATTATTCTTCTGTCAGTTTCTAAAGTTGGTTGATAAATTTGTCCTTGACTTGCAGACAAAGATGATGATTGACTACCACTTACCCTAAATGATTTTAAATTATAAGTTGAATTTGCATTAGAAACTGATATTAATGCTTTATCATCTCTTGAAGAAGTTGGTTCTCCACCACCCCTCATTACATAATAGGTTTCACCACCAAAAGTATTAGTAAATTCTAAATCTTGTGCTTGTGTCCCCACACCGGTAGATGCTCCTCTAATAAAATCTGTTGCATTTCCTAACCCACTTGGTAAAGATGAATTACCAGTTGTCAATATTGTTACCTTTTCTGCTCTACTATCTGGTGAAAATACTGATGATATTGATAAACCACTTTCATCATTAATCAATACTTGTTTTGGTGAGAAATATCTTTGTGTGTTTATAAATTCATTAAATGCTTCTGGAATTAAATACCCTTTAAAACTCATATTGAAATTTGTTTTGATAATTCTTTCGTTATCACCCATTTCTGTAGCATCTTCAAAAGAATCTATTGATGATAAAAATTTAAATTTATTTGGTTCACCCCAATATGCACCTTCTGAAAAGTTTATCTGTTCTATAATTCTGTTCATTTCTTCAATATAAGGTGTCCAAACTATTGCTTCATAATTTAAATTCATATAATCTGGAACAGCAGTGGTATAGTATTCTTTTGAATTTAACATACCTTGAACTACTGAAAATCTATCATATCGTTGATTTTGTGAGTATTTTTTTTCAAATGTGTAAAATTGTTTTGGGTCGTTAGCATCTAACTTATCTACCGGCATTGTTTCGTTTGCTTCCATTGAAACTCTACGAAAAACAATTAATGGTGTAACTAATTGTCCTTTAACATCACGAACATATCCTTGTTTTTGTATTGAGTTCCATCTTTCGGCGTTAGCATAATAGATAGGAACTTTTACTTCTTGTCCGTTGATTGTTGTCATTGGTTTTATAACTTCATTGAAATAATACATAATAGCTGCATCAACATCCATTAAACCAATAGATACATTTTTTACATTATCTTTTCTTTGGTTTGTTTCAGAACCTCTACCTTTTTGTAGTCCTCTATTGAGTTCTCTACCTTCAAGTCTTCTTTGTGTTCTTGGTAATGGTTTTGTTCTATCAGTCATTACTCAACTCCTAATTCCAACCCAATTCGTTTTGAATATTCTTTTTGTGTATTAACTATACTATTAAATGATTCTGGTAATAAATATCCTTTCATACTTAAATCAAATGTTGTTTTGATAATTCTTTCTCCTTCAAATTCTGAAGCATCTGTGAATGTTGATATACCAGCTTTAAATTTAAATTTATCAGGTTCACCCCAATAAGAATTTTTTGACCAACTTATTTTTTCAATAATCTTATTCATTTGGTCTATGTATGGTGTAAACACTATACAATTATAATTTATTGTAACATAACTCGGAATAGTTACATTATAAACTTCTTCTAATGGTTCGTCATTTTCAAATAATGTAGAAGTTTGTGTAAATCTGTTTTTTGTTGAAAATTTATTTTTAAATGTATAATTAGAACCTTCTGTTGCTGGTTGTAATGAAGGTGTTAGAAAAGCATTATTTGTTTCTCTTGATACTGATGTTCTTTTAAAAATTAACAATGGTGTTATAAATTGACCTTTAACATCTCTTAAATATCCAAGTTTTTGAATTGACTTCCATCTTTCTGGATTTGCATAATAAACAGGAACTTTTACTATTTCACCACTATCTACTACTTCTGGTTTTATCACCTCTCTAAAATAATACATAACAGCTGCATCAATATCTAACAATCCAACTGAATAATTTTTTACATTGTCATCTTTACGAGTTGTATCGAATCCTCTGTTAAAGTTAGTTTGTGTTGTTAATATTTCTTCTGTTCTTGGTAAAGTTTTACTTCGTTCCATTAAATACTTCTCACTTCTTCGATGTTAAGATTACTTCGTCTTAACAAGTTAGCACCACAAATGACTGAATGAATATGTTGTCCGTCGAGTTGTTTATATTGTCCACCAACCAATTGGTTTTCATTTATATTATTGATTTCCCAATAAGCGGTAAACCATTCAACTACATCTCCTATTTCCAATACTAAACTTACATCTCTTAGAGATTGTCTTACAAATGAAAATGTTGCGTTCTGTCTTAAATCAGGACCAAATTCATCTGTATTAAATGCCATATCTTCGGCTTCAACCAAACAAGCTAATTCGACACCTGGTCTAAATACTTTTCCGTTTGATGTTTCACCATACATATTAGTTTCCGTATTGTTTGCTGATATTTTATAAACAATTACAGTCTGGTCAATGATTCCACTATTCGCATTATTTAAATCACCGATAAGTTCTTTATTAACTCTATCGAATGTGTCTAAATCGTTTTTTCCGAAAAATCGTGGGTTTGCCATCTTTCACTCCTAACCTATGTAGATTGGATATGGGACTTTTTTAAGTTTTTCTTGTAGGAACTCGGATTCATCCTTGTCTGCTTCCATAAGTGCTTTACGAGAAGATTGTTCAAGTATTTCTCTAAGTTGTGTAACAAGAGCTTCTTTTTCGGCTGACGCTTCTGACCTCAAAGTGTCTCCGTCCAAGCTTGTTTCAGCACCAGGTATAGGGATAGCTCCATATTTGCTCCTTACTATACCTAATAATTCTTTTGTTAGTGCTAATCCATATTTTCTAATCCATTGTTTCCCCACATCGTTAATATTTGTAAACTTCATATTATCATAAGGAACATTGGAAAAGTCGGAAATTACATCTGAACTTCCTGAATATTCTGTTACTAAAACATCATCTCTCTCTGAACGAACCACATATTCAAAGTGTAGTTTGTAAGAAGAATCTGGTCTAGGGAATATTCTTAATTTATTATTTCTTAATTGAAATGAATATGCTGATTTTCTAATTTGGTCATTTAATTCAATGGCTTGTAATCTCAACATATCTGCGTAAACTGGCATCATTAAAAATGTAACTGCTGGTGAATAATTACCAAAACCAAATTGGTCTAATAAATTCATTGAACCAGCACCAGTTCCAGCATACGGGTCAAAATATCTTTGAACTGCTGGTGTTTCTTCATAAAACACTTTTTTCAATTCTATTGCGTTACCACTCTCACTTACATCAGCCCATAGAGCATTTAAATCATAAGTTTGAGAACCACTAACGACATCTACTGAACCTGATTTGACTTCTACTAAACCACCAACTCCGGCTTCTGTTCCGTAAGCTTGTGATAAGTATACACTTCTACCTAAGTTCGGGGTTACTCTCTTGTGGGTTAAATTTGATGATGTTGATTGACCTTGTAGTGATAATAAATTGTCTTTAATATTAAATTGATTTATTTGAGCACTATATTCAGATACACTTTCCTCTAGACAAGCGTAAAATTGTTTGTCTTGTAATTCTACATTCATTAGTGGGAAACCTAATCTTTGTGCACACCAAGTTGCAAACTTTGGAGCTTCACCTTGAAACTCTGAGTCTGTATCATAAAATCCAAATGGTGTATTACCACTAACTGCTGAACCTGAACCAGGCCATATTGGTTCTTGAGCCATATATTTTTCTCCGTTAAATATTCTATAAATAAATATAAGAAACTTATAAAAACCACTATTATAACAAACAAAAAACCCCCAGCGAACTGGGGGTTTTTTTTAGTTGTTAATTAAAAATTAACTACTCGACTTCTGTAATGTTATTTATTACACTTTGTCTACATCTGCAACGATAACTTTACCATAGAATTCGCTTCTGACCATTTTCTTAGCGTATCTGGTCATCACGCCTTTTCTAGGTGTGAAGTTAGTTGGGTCGTAAACAAGTGGTGTCATAATTAACGGCACATATGGTGAATACACAGCACCAGTTTCTAAGAAGTTTGAACCTCTAAATCCACAAAGGATTTGATTTTCTTGCATGTAAGGGTTCTTGTATACATTGAATCTATTGTTTAATAGACCAACTTTTTGAACACCCATTGCGTAAGAACTATCTACAGCACCATCTGAAGTTGTTGCATATCCAGGAATAGATTCTAGGATTGTTGCAGTTTCAGGTGAGATTACTATAAAGTTAGCTCCTCCTCTTAGAGTTTTCTGATGAATTGCATTAGATACTGATTGTATCTTGTTTCCAAGTGTCTGGAACCATTCACCTTTTGTGTAAGCACTTGCGTTAGTAGCAGTGTTCTTAAATGAAGTTGAAGAACTCTCATACTCACGACCTACGAATGCTGACCATCTTTCTGTCTTAGCGGAAGCACCTGCAATCAACATATCAAGAATTTCTAAATCAATTTCCATTGAAATGTATTCACTTAATAGTGATGTTAGTTCTGCTTCAGCGTCAACTGAATGGTAAGCGTTCAAGTCTTGAGCAAGTTCAGGAGTCCAAACTGCTTTTAACTTACGAGTTTTCGCTACGATAGCGATACTTCTTAATGCTATATCGATTTCTGGAATTCCAGCGTCTGACTCTGCACCTGTTCCACTTGCTGTTGCCTCAAAGTCACCTCTAGTTGTATCTGTTGGTGCCTTGTGGTATTTGAACACAAGTTCTACTGATTTGTTACCGAACGCATCAGCACCAGTTGGTGTTGTTGGGTCGACAACAAATACAAGGTTAGCTCCACTTTTCTTAGTGTAAGCTGGATATGCAGCGTCAATTCCTGAACCAGCACTACCACTAATTTCATAAGCTCTAATTCCGTCTAAATCAGGATTTGTAAATACTGATTGAGCGACTGTAACTTTTCTCAAGTTAGTTAGAGATGAACTTAGTGATGGTTCAAAGTCAACATCAGCAAAAGAAACTGAAGCTGTTGAGTAAGAACCAGTATTAATAGTTACTGATGCATCATTAACTGAATAACCAAACTTTCCTGCACCATAAAGTCCTTCAGTTGCATCACCAGAAGCTGATGTTACACCGTGGACATTTTGATTTACATCAAAGTTTGATTGGTTTGTTCCATATCTGAAATCGAGATAGAAAATTAGACCTGATGGTAAATTCATTGGTTGAACTGACACAAAGTCTTGTGCTGCTAGTTCACCAAAGATTCTTCTTACCAATGGTAAAGCTACACCTGACCATTGTTCGTTATTAGCCGCAGTTCCTACTGAAGAAGATTCTGTGACAAGTTGATTTGCTTGGTTTTCAAGCAACACTGCCATTCCACTTCTTTGTGTTTCTGCATCAATACCTTCTAATAAACCAGTTGGCTCCCATTTGTTAACCAATTGTCTTGTTTGTTCAAGCAATTGTTTATGTGGATTGTTACCATCAAGTAACTGACTAATGTTATTTATATCTGACATTATATCTCTCCGATTTTAATATTGTTTAAATTAAGTTTGCCAATTTTTTAAATCTGTCTTTCATTTCCATTCCCTCAGAAAGAACTTCTTTCTTAGGTTCAGTTGATGCGACAGCTTTAGAAGCTTGGCCTTTGTTTTCGTTTACTCTCTTATTACCATTACCTTTAAAAGATTCTGCTAATGTAGTGTAAACTAATTTGATTTCTCTTAAGCTCTTAGTACGGTCGAATTGTTCTACAACTCTAAGTTTTTGGTTGTTGTTTAAACCAAAACCTCTAAACAATTTGTTTGTAAACAAAAGTTTAGCGTTCATCAAATTAACTTCGTTTAACTTCTCACGAAGATAACCGATTGTCTCTTTGTATTCTTTAAGTGTAGTTTGCATTTCGTCCATCTTATCTTCCTCTTCTTCATCTTCCATTCCTTCTTCTTCAGAAAGAGCTTTGATTACTTCTTCAAGGTCGATATCTTCGTCTTCATCTTCCATATGTTCAGCTTCTGTTACTGGTTCTTTGACTACTTCGTCTTCAGAATTTTCTTTTCCGCCTTCCTCATCTGCACCTTCGCCTTCTGGTCCTTGTGCACCGACTTCTGATGAATCCGTTGCGCGTTCTGATGGTTCTTTGTTTTCAGCATCACCTATGTCTGATGAATCAAGTTCTTCTTCAAGTTCTCTAATGACTGACTCTAAGTCAAGTTCATCTTCTTCATCTTCCATATGTTCGCCTTCGTCTTCCATATGTTCGCCTTCGTCTTCCATATGTTCAGCTTCAGAAACTTTAGAATCATCTTCCATTTCTTCGTCTTCCATATGTTCGCCTTCGTCTTCCATATGTTCACCTTCATCTTCCATATGTTCAGCTTCTTTGACTTCTTCTTCGTCTTCGTCTTTCATGCGTTCTTCAAGGTCGTCTTCGTCCTCTCCATGCATTCTTTCTTCAACTTCGTGTTCGTCTTCAGCTTCCATATGTCCGTCTCCACTACCTACTTCTCCTTCTCCTTCGCCATATTCTTCATCTTCTGATTGAATTTTCTGGGAAAGCATAGATTTTAAGCGTGGTGTGAACGCTTCCTCAAGAGCTATTTTAGCATTCTCTAATGCGGTTGCACGAAGTGCTTTAGCATCAGCGATTGCTTCTTTTAGTATGTCATCCATTTTATTTCTCCGTTGGAATCAATATAGTTATTGGGAACTATAATATAGTGTGATTAATTACAATATATGAACTAGTCGATTGACTGATATTGTGTTTACATATAAATATAAAATTATGAAAAAATTCGTCTTTTTTTATTGATTATTTGATAATTTTCTATTATTTATCTTAGCTCTTTTACGCATTTCTCGTTTTTTGACTGAAGGTTTAGTGTAGAACTCTCTTTCGCGTAGTTCTATTAATATACCTGAGTCTTTTACTTTTTTCTTGAGTTTTCGTAGAGCGTATTCTATTTTGTTGTCTTTAACTGTAACCTTTAACAATTTAACCTCTTAATCTGTTTCGTTTTCTGCTGAGTAATTTTTATCTACATAATTGAAGAATTCTTTTTTCTTATCACCTAACTCTGCTGGTGAACTAACTCCAAACTTTTTTAATGCACCACTAAAGAATTTTGCATATTTTGTATCTTCTTCTGTAATTTCATCATTTGAAATAGGTTCTTGGTAAGGATTTTCTTCACCGGTTTCCATTTCTGGTGTTTCAATATCATCTGATTCGTGTCCGTCTGTGTGAGTTTCGTTTAATTCATAATAACGACCTAATACACCACCCATATCCTCGTATAAAGCTTCTAGTCTTTGTTGAACTGATGAGGCTTCTTCAGACAATTTATTAAAGTGTTTTGATAAGTTTGTTAATTCTTTCATATTACGATTTACTGTAACTTTGTCAAACCAATCTTCAGTTTCTCTTAAGGTATGAACCTTAGCAGAGTTAGCAATATCTGAAAGTGTTTTTGCTGTTTCTTTTAAATCACCAGATTTATAAATAGAATCACCTAATTTACCAAATTCTTGTATTTTTGATAGAATTTGTTTAGAGTCAATTTTTGGTTCTTCATTTACATCACCATATTTTTCTTTGACCATATTGGATAAAGACATATCGTTATGAAATGCGTTTTGTGAAACAACACCACCCACCATTGAAAGTGTGTGTTCTTTTAAAATATCTTTTAGTTTGATTTGTTTTGCCATAATTTTCCTTGTTACTTTACTTGTTAATAAATATCATATTATTAAA